TGGCATAGACTGTTGACAGTCTCATTTTCTACGGCCAGGCATTTTGGCAAGTAACGAGCATTAGCGAGCTCGATGGCCGTCCACTCTCGTTCGAATGGGTGCCCAATAGCCGCGTTACATTCAACACAGACCTTTACACCGAATTCATTACTCAATATTATGTTAACGGTAACCCAGTACCAATGTCAGGACTCGGTTCACTCGTTACTTTCCAATCTCTCGGTGATGAAGGTGTATTAGTTCGTGGAGCGCGTACTATACGCGCCGCTGTAGATTTAGAAAAGGCCACAGCTGTAGCTGTATCGTCACCAATGCCTACTGGTGTAATTAAGAACACAGGCGCAGACATGTCTGAAGCTGAAGTGTTAGCAATTCTTAACCAATTTGAAAAGTCGCGTAAGAATCGTTCAACGGCTTACATGACTTCAACTCTCGACTATAACGTAACGCAGTTCTCACCTAAGGACATGACTTACAACGAAAGCGCGCAATTTATGGCGACTCAAATTGCAAGAATGATGAATGTACCTGCGTGGTATTTGTCTGCTGAAATGAATAATAGCATGACGTATGCCAACGTCATTGACGAAAGAAAACAATTTGTGGACCTATCCTTGCGTCCCTATTATGCCGCAATAGAAGACCGTCTTTCACTTGATGACATCACTCCACGCGGAAATATTGTGCGCTTTGCAATTGACGACACATTCTTACGTAGCGATGCTATGGAGAGACTTAACGTCATTGAGAAAATGTTAACCCTGGGCCTAATTTCTCTAGAGCAAGCTATGGAGATGGAAGACCTAACACCGAACGGAAATAACATAAATGAAACTGACATTCTCTAGCGAGATTACGTCGGCTGACTCAGCACGACGTACTATTAGCGGAAAGATTGCGCCAGTAGGCGAAGTCGGACACACTTCCGCAGGTAAAGTAATTTTTGAGCGCGGGTCAATCCAGGTAGACGACCCAAAAAAGGTTTTGTTCCTAGAAGAACATAACGACAAAGTGAGATTAGGCCGCGCTCAATCTATTGAAGCATCCGAAGATGGATGGTACGGCACCTTCAAGCTCAGCGCGTCTACAAAAGCATCTGACGCGCTTATAGAAGCAAGCGAAGGACTCAAAACAGGAATGTCTGTAGGCGTTGAAGTAATTGACTCACGTCCTGCTAATGGCGTTATCCATGTTCTAGCCGCAAAGCTAGTTGAAGTTTCTCTAGTCTCAAATCCCGCTTTTAAGTCGGCTGAGATTAAAGAGGTAGCAGCTTCCGAATCGGAAGAAGCTAAAGAAGAAGACAACCAACCAACAGAAAGCGAGGCTGTCGTGGAGAATACTCCAGACACCGTAGCCGTAGCACCTGAGGTCGAAACCCCTGCGGTAGAAGCCTCAGCTCCTAAGGTTACAGCTGCAACACCACGCGTGTATGCACAACCACGCATCGCTCCTATGAGTGGCGCACAATATCTCGAAGCTAACATTAAGGCAGCTCTCGGAGATGACAATGCACGCCAGCTCGTACGCGCAGCAGATGACTCAACAAGCACAAACACAGGTCTGACACTTCCTCAGCACCTAAACACTTTCATCACCGACACCTTCACAGGTCGTCCAGCATTCGAAGCCGTTACTCGTAACGCTCTTATCGCTGAAGGCATGAGCTTCACCGTTCCACGTCTTTATGTAAACAACGCAACACCTAACGCAGCACCTACCGTTGCAGACACCAACGAAGGCTCAGCACCATCTGAAACAGGCATGACCTCAGCTTACGACACCGTAACTGTTGAGAAGTTCTCAGGTCTAAATCGCGTAAGTTTTGAGCTCATCGACCGCAGCTCGCCGAGCTTTATGGAGCTTTTGATGGTCGAACTTCGCAAGGCATACGAGAAGGCAACAGATAACGCACTCATCGCAGCCTTCACTGCTAGCGGAACACAAGCTACAGGTGTAGCTGCAACCGCAGCTGGTCTACAGAGCTTCATCTCAACCGAAGCTGCAGCTGCATACAAGGGTACAGGCGGAGACTTCGCTAATAAGCTTGTAGCATCCACTGACCAGTGGGCATCTATCATGAGCTACGTAGACGGTTCACAGCGTCCACTTTACTCAGTAGCATCGCCACAATTTAACGCAGCGGGACAAGCTGTACCGACATCCGTACGCGGAAACGTTCTTGGTACAGACCTCATCGTAGACCACAACATTTCTGTTTCTGGAATTGTTGATGAATCTGCATTCCTCGTTGCACCAGGTTCTGTATATTGCTGGGAATCCCCAACAACAAACCTACGCGTCAACGTTCTTACTTCAGGTGAAATCGAAATCAACCTCTACGGTTACTTGGCAATTTACGTTGCTAAGAGCGGTAAGGGTGTTCGTCGCTTCAACCTCTCCTAGTAAGTAGTCGAGTTACCCCAGCGGCTCAGCCCTAGCCGCTGGGGCTAACATTAGAAAGGAAACCAATGCCAGCCACATTCGTAACAGAAGCAGAACTTCGTGCTGCTCTAGGTATTGGTGCTTTATATTCATCGGCCGTAGTTGAAGAATGCTGCCAGGCTGCTGAGAACATCGTAAAAGCTAAACTCTGGTATAACAAATATTCAGTTAGTGCTCACGAAAGCACAACGACTAAGGCGACAATTTATACTCCAGTCCAACATGATTTTATTGTAGGTCAGACCATCACGGTCGAAAATTGCGGAGCAAAATATAACGGCTCTAAGACTGTTACTGCTCGCACAGATTTTTCAGTAAGTTACACAGTTAATAACGCTACAGCAGAACTAAAGAATGATTTAGTACCGTGGGGAACTGTTTACGGTACAACACACATAGATTACGAAACCCTGCCAGAAGTTAATGAAGCTTCGCTTATGATTGCCGTTGACATCTGGCAAGCACGCCAAGCTTCTAACGCAGGTGGCATATCGCCAGACTTCCAGCCTTCGCCCTATCGTATGGGTAATACGCTTATGGCCCGTGTACGCGGGTTACTTGCGGACCACTTAGCACCAGGCGGTCAGGTCGGGTAATGTCGGCAATCTCTACCCTTCGTGGGACAATCGCGGCTGCTCTAAGTGACAATACGGCGTGGCAGGTGTTTTCCTTCCCACCTGCCACGCCGCTCGCTAACTCAATCGTAGTAGAGCCAGGCGACCCATACATAGAGCCTTCTAATGACCACTACAAAACTGTAAAACCTAAGGTGAACTTCAAACTTATTGTTCTTGCGCCTATGTTCGACAATCAAGGCAACCTTATTAACATTGAAGATTTTTACTTAAACATCGTTAATAAGCTAGAAGCATCTAATCTGGCTTATTCACTAGGAACTTTTACCGCGCCAGCTGTGCTGCAAGGTACAGCGGGAGAGCTTCTCTCAGGCGAGGTAACTATCAGCGTTCTATCAGATTGGAGCTAACATGGCTGAGGTAGACAAAGAACGCGAAGCTTTCCTTGCCAAAATCGGTCAAGTAAAGCCCGCTGAAAAGAAAGAAACAAAACAACCCAAGAAAGATGAGGAGTAATCATGGCGATTACGCTAAACAACAAAGTCGGACTTAAGATTGCTTCTGTAGACTTGTCCGACCATGTGACCTCTGTCACACTTAACCAAGCATTCGATGAACTCGAAGTTACTGCGATGGGTGACACAGCTCACAAATTCGTAAAAGGACTAGAGTCCGCAACTATCACCGTGTCGTTTTTGAACGACCAGGCAGCGACTTCCGTACTTGACACATTGTCAGATGCTTACGGTACTACTGTCGCATGGAAGCTAATCCAAGACAAAGTAGCCGCTGTATCAGCGACGAACAAGCTCTGGACTGGCGACTTGCTTGTAAACAACCTAACACCAATTAACGGTGCTACAGGCGATATGGCCACTATGGACATTACGTTTACAGTAAACTCAGCAGTAACAGTTGCCGACTCAGGCACCTGGTAAAAATTAGATAAGGGGCATCATGGCTAGCTTGAAAATTACTAGGGCAGATGGAACTGAGAGTACGCACCAGCTTATTCCAGCCATCGAGTACGCTTTCGAACAACAATTTCGTAAAGGCTTTCACAAAGCTTTTAGGGAAGATGAGAAACAGGAACATATTTACTGGCTAGCCTGGGAATGTTTACGCCGCGCAGATGCTCCAGACGTTAAGCCTTTTGGCCTAGCGTTTCTGGAGACTCTGCAAGCCGTCGAGGTTTTGGCGGATAACTACCCAAATGGCTAACGCGCGATAGCTTTACGTATCGAGTAGCCCAGCTTTCGGTACATACGGGTATCGCGCCTAGCGAGTTTATTAACATGGATTTAGATTTACTCAAAGCCTTTTACGAGGTTTTGAAACAACAGGCGAAAGAGCGGGAAAATGCCAGTCGTGGTCGAAGGCGTGCCAGAGCTTAAAAGAGCTCTCAAAAAGTTCGCGCCTGACCTGCGCGCTCAAATGGACGCCGAAATTCGCATAGCCCTAAAAGAAGTACGCGACGCAGCCCGTAATAAGGTGCCTGGTGTCCCACCTGGAAATTTATACAACTGGGCAGACACAGGCGCAGAAGTTAATAGCCGAACCTCAAAGGCTAGAGAGTTTCCTAAATTTGACTCTACGATGATACGTCGTGGCATTACATACAAAATGGGCGCAACTAAGCGTAACCGTCAAGGCTTTTCAGCGTTGTATTCATTATTTAACAGCGATGCCGCTGGTGCTATTGCCGAATGGGCAGGTCGTGTTAATCCTGGTGGACGGGTACAAAAAGCTGGACGTAACTACGGACAAAGTTCCAAGAACATAGGACAAAGTAATAATCCGAATGCGGGACGCATATTTGTAGGTGCTATGAATGGCATTGGTCCACTAAAGCAATACGACAAATTCAACCGCGGTCGTGGTCGCATTCTTTATGCAGCTTACGCGGATAATAGCGGCAAGGCTTTAGACTCAGTTATGAAAGCAATTGACAAAGCTTCTAAATTACTTAATTATCGCGTTAATTATGGAAAGGCCGCATAATGGCTATTCGTATTGACATAGCGTCCGAATTCAAAGATAAAGGTTTTAAGCAAGCCGATAAAGCCACAACCTCATTACAGCGCAATCTTAAGAGCTTAGGTAAAACTTTAGTCGGCGTTCTTTCCGTTCGTGAAGTAGTCCAATTCGGTAAAGCATCGGTACGAGCATTTGAAGAAGACGAGCGCGCAGCGACACGGCTTACACAGACTTTAGGCAACTTAGGCTTAGCCTTCGAAGACTCACGCGTAACGGCTTACATAGCAGATTTAGAGCGTGCTAGCGGTGTCCTGGATGATAAATTGCGTCCAGCCTTCCAGTCGTTGTTGACCACGACAGGCTCAGTTACTAAAGCGCAAGATTTACTAGGCCTTGCATTAGACGTTGCGGCAGGTTCTGGACAAGACGTAACTACCGTAGCTGGAGATTTAAGCAAGGCATACGTTGGCAATACACGCAGCCTAGCGAAATACAATACAGGTTTAAGCCGTGCAGAACTACAAACTGCTAACTTTGCAGAAGTCCAAGCGTTATTAGCTAAACAGTTCTCAGGCCAGAATGCCGCTTATTTAGATACTTATAGCGGTAAGGTCGCGGTTCTCAATATTGCGTATGCCAATATGCAAGAAACCGTAGGACAAGGTTTAGTAGACGCTTTTACCATCTTGCAAGGCGATAAAGGCATAGGTGGCGGCGTTAAGGTGATGGATGGCTTCGGGGACAGCATCGCTAACACAACACGCGGAATCGCTAACCTGATTGCAGCCTTTTCTGATTTACGCACTTACGGTACGACTGTATTTGAGTTCTTTAGAAACGTGGACCCATTCGCACCGTGGTCTGCGATTACTCAAATGGGTAAGGTAAAACCTAAGCCTTTCCAGACTCCGATGAGCGTTTCAGGTTCGACAGATGCTCAGGTAAAGATAGACCGCGCTCGCGCTAAAGCTGAATCAGACGCGGCTAAGCGCGCTAAGGAATTATTAGCATTGACCAAAAAGCAAGTTAAAAGCCAGGAAGCCTTAAACAAGAAAAAGAAGGAAGAAGGCATACTAGGCCAGATTGCACAACGTTTCGACCTTGAGCGCGTTCAAATAGCAGCAGCTTTACGTGGCCAGATTGACGACGTGGAGCGTCTACGGTTGGAACTCATGCAAGCTATTTTGGATGAAGACGTAAAGCGTGCCATTATTCTTGAAGGTCAGTTAATCAAAGCCGAAGCGGCTGCTAAAGAATTGGCAGACTTACTTGACAGCCTTGACGAAATGGTGGGCGACCCGTTCGTAGATTGGCCTTCAAAGATAACTCGCATTCAAGAATTATTGAAACAACTCAATATTAAAATACCTATTGAGACCTTATTCGCTGAAAAAGGTTTACGTTTAGACCAATCCACTATGAGCGTAACAAAACTAGAGCGCATGGACGTAGATGCTAACAACGTATACATAAACGGGCAGTTGATGAATCAAAATCAAACAATGGTCAATACAGGTCAGGCACTTTCCGCTGAAGTTTGGAAAGAGTTTACGGCAGACAATCCATTAGTTGTAGCAGCGGTCGAAAACGCGGCAGAAGCAAATCTTGCTCTCGCCGATGCTGAACTTTTATTAGCCGAATCTTTGTTGGCTGAATCGGATGGCACAATAGAAATTAACGTCAATGTTGATGGCTCAATTATAAGTGAAGGCGATTTAGCCGAAACGATTATCAACGAGATATACCGCAATCAGCGAAACGGAACCGGGATTTTCCTTAGTTCGGTGGCGATTTAATGCCAGCACCAACAATACGGGTGTTCGTAGACTTCGACAGTAATACAGCATTTGAAACTAATCCGCTTATATTGGGTTCTGCTACCGAAGGTATTTTAGGTACTAACCGTTTAGGCTCTGGCACGCTTCCCGTTGAAATTACAGACCTTGTAACCCGCGTATCTATTCGTCGTGGCCGTAACCGCATTACTTCAAAGTTCGAGTTCGGTAGCGCAGACGTCGTACTTTATGACCAAAACGGCGACTGGAATCCGATGAATCCAGCTGGGGCTTATTACCCTAATTTATTGCCGCTTCGCCAGATTATTATTTATGCTACTTATCTAGGCGAGGATTATTACTTATTCTCTGGCTACATCACAGACTACGACACGGGCTTTAGACAAGGAAACGAAGACCTCAGCACGGTTAATCTTAAATGCGTGGATGCGTTTAAGCTGCTCGCAGGTTCGGCTATTAGCACCGTATCGGGTGCTCCAGCTGACCAACTGTCAGGTGCCCGCGTAGATGCCCTTCTAAACGCCGTAGATTGGCCTGTAAGCCTTCGAAACATAGATACTGGGGAAAGTACGCTACAAGCGGACCCAGGCACCTCTAGGAACGTTCTAGAGGCATTACAAACGGTCGAAAATAGCGAGTTCGGCGGCATCTTTATAGACGGTGAGTCTAAGGTTAATTTCATTGACCGCAACACGCTCATCTCACGACCAGCTACTTCTATCTACACCTTTAGCGATACTGGCACGAATATCTCATACACAAATGCAGTTGTAGCCTTCGACGATACCAACCTCATTAACGACGTTACAGTTACCCGTGCGGGTGGCACGGCACAAAACGCATTCGACCAGACCTCGATAGATACTTACTTCCTGCATTCTGGCATCCGTGACGGTATTTTGGTCCAGACAGACGCAGAAGCTCTCAATCAAGCTAGAGGCATTTTGGCTACACGCAAGGACCCAGAAGTTCGTATAGATAGCATCCAGCTTAATCTTTACGATGATACCAACCCTAATAAGCCTTTAGCTGGGGTAGACATTGACCTACTCGACGGCATCACGGTTACCAAAACCATGCCAGGCTCGACGAGCGTTACCCAGCCCAGCCTGGTCAACGCCATCCATCACAACATTACTAAATCAAGCTGGAATACGACCCTATTCACTTCTGAGCCTTTGTTAGCTGGCTTCGTGTTAAATAGCACGGTAAACGGTATACTAGGCGAGGACGTCTTAAGCTACTAAGGAGACACATGGCAGGCGCAGGTTACAAGTTATTTCAGACAGGTACGGTTTTGACGGCAGCGGACGTCAATACGTATCTCAACGAGCAAACCGTCATGGTGTTTGCCAGCTCAGTTGCTCGCACAAGCGCACTAAGCGGAGTATTGGCAAAGGC